AGAGAGTTAGCGTTGTGTTACCAGTTAAATTTTTATAGACTTTTGGAAAATCATTCACGCTGAAATTATGGGTTATTGATTTTGTTCCACTGTGGGGATTAGCTGAGGATATTGCCGAACCATTTTGGCTAGACCAATTTAGGCCGCCAACATTATTACTAACAGCGCCCAACGTGCGTGACTCAAAATCATCGTAGTAAACCGACTCGGTTTTGGAACCGAAGCCAGTGCCCTCTATCGACAAAATATCGCCCGCTTTAATATCCCACTGTAATTTGCCTGTTGCTGGATTTCGTGCTGCTGAGAGTGTTTTGTTTCGCATAATTTTTAACTCTGAAATTTGCCAAAAATTGCAACGACAGCAGAAAGCCCAACAATGATTTGGATCGCTGTTTGTGTCCATCGCACTGCATTTGCTGCGCCCTGAGCGCGGTAATTTTCAGCTAAAAGCGTGTCTTGTTTTGCTGATAGCGCGGCAAGCTCTTTGTTAATCTCTGCGCGATTTGCTGCCATCGTTAGCAGTATTTCGTCCTTGGATTTTTCAAGGTGCACAACGCGGTACATAATGTTGCTGATCGCGGTTTTTGCATCGTGAATGTCTGCCGTGTGAATATCCAGCTTTTTGAAAATTGCGTCTTCTTGCGACATGGAATAACCCCTGAATGTTTGCGCAATCTTATCGCACGGCATCACTCTTGGCTATTATGTCGGTCTTAATGGCGCTGCCGCGTGTTGTGCCAATCCAATAAACAACGCTACCCACCCATAGCGTAATCATTTGCCCGCCGTAATTGTTTATCATGTCGCGATTTTCGGCAGGGAACGCACAGAAAAACAGGCCTGCTGGCGATGACAGCGTGGTAGCAGTTGAATTCGCGGATAAAATTTGCGTGTTATTTGGGTTTAAAATAGCAAGCGCTGACGCATTTGCAATTACCATTGAGTTGCCATTTTCATATTGCAATAGCGCGCCATTGCTGGCAGTTGCAAATGGATTCCCGCTTGCGTATCGCATTACTGTAGCCGTTGTGCTTGCATCAAATGCAGCAGAGCCATCGGGCGCATAAAGCGCCGTTATTGATGACGTACTGCTTAATAAATTCCCACCATCGTACCTAGCCAAATTGGTTACGCTTGAATTTGACAGAAGCACCGCTACGCCATCTGGCCGCTCTAGAAAAAGAGAGCCTCCAACGCTGGCAAGCGGGTATGTTCCATTTGGGCTTCTAACTCTGACTGATGACGCCGGAATATCTGCATGTAGAATACTCAAGCTGGCATTAAATCCAAGCTTTAACGCATTGCTTGTAAGATCAAGAATTTCTGCACCGCCGCGATATAGCCGCGTGCGCGAAGTCTCGCCTTTTAAAATCGGCGCTCCAACCTGGTCATAAACAGCAACGTAAGTTGGCGACATATCGAAATGAATGTAACCCGTACGCGATAAAGTTGCGCGGTTGCCGGGTGCCTCGTATTTAAATTCTGCGTAGTGCGTGTGGTCTGCAATATCTCGCACAAGCACGCGCCCAAAATCAATATCTTCTAAAATAATTTCACGGCCGCGAAAAGTTTCAGCGACAATATTTTCAAAAATTCCACCGTTTGCGTTTGGGTCTACAACTACCTCGTGAGTTATTTCTGAGACAACTGTACCGCCAGCGGTTGACGCCACAAAACGATATTGGCCCGGCTCAAGAAAAAAACCAGCGAACCCAAGCGCTGTAGCTGTCATCGGGTTTGATATTGGCGAGCCGCCAGTTTCAACACTGAAAAGATCGGGCTTTGTTCCGCTCACCTGATCAAATACTTCAACGCGCGCAAAAGGCACAATAATGCCCGTGGTCGTGTCGCAAATTGTTCTGTTAAATCTTCCGCGCATTAATTAATCCTCGCCCCATAAAATACTGTAGAGCCTGTAATTGTTAAATATGAGTCGCCATCTACTGCGAGACCTGCCGCGCCGCCAGCGCTTGTTACATAAGAGTTGCTAAAGCCGACACCGGGCTGGCCTCTGTCACCGCCGCGATTTACCCCGCCAAAAAAGAATTCATTTCCATCACCGCCATCTGTTAGCGTTCCGTTCTCGCCATCAAATAAGGTGGTTCTTGGGTCAATAGTCCCGCCCAAGCCAAACTCTCTGCCTGCGCCGCCACCGCCACCGCCGTAAGTTGATGACAGCCGCGCTATTCCTCCACCGCCACCACCACCAGCAACAACACAATCGTGCAGGGTAATTGGCACACGGGTGTAGAGCGCATTCGATCCGTTTTCGCCATCGACCTGAACAAATGTGCCGTCTTTGTATCCACCACGGCCACCGCGCCCAGCGATATAAAGCCCGTCTATAACAATAAAGGCATCGCCATCTGTAGCCTCTGGCCAATCGCCCAAAACAACGCTAAACCCGCCTGCTGGCGATCCAGATGATGCGCCGAACACAACACCGCTGGACGCGACAAATCGCACCGTGGCTCCAACAGGAATTGCAGCAGGGTAGATAGAGTTGTACATGTCGCGCAGCGTTGCAAAGCCGCCCATGTTAAGCATGTCGTCCGTTAGCGATACGATAATCGTTAGCGCGTCCGGCTGGAATGGCGCCACTCTAAATTCCTCTAGCTCTAACATCGCATGAGCCTGCCCGCGCGAACACGAAACGACTTGCATCGGTATAGACGGTGTGCGTCCGTACGCATCCTCAAAAACACTCGTTTTAACTGTCACAACCTGCGCCAGTTGTGGCGCCATGTCGGTTTTCATTTTGCACATCAAACCACGCGGGGCGAACTCATAACGGCCCACAAAAAATTCAGTCGATTGACTCGCCTGCGGTCTAAGCAAACCCGACACCCAGCGCGAATAGTGGCGGCGAATAGCAGGCGGGTTTCCAAGCGATGCAACGACCTGATTATTAGATGGCCTAACAATCGTTGCCGAGTAATTGCTTGGCTCATCCATTTTTAATAATGGATTTCTGCGGCTAAACGAAAATAAAAATAAATCACAGCGCTTGTCATCGTAAAATTTTGCTTGCGGCGTGTCGATAATATTTTGGTCGTTTATCTCCATCACCGGAACTTGATTGATTAAAAAATACATCACGATTTTTTTTGCAATCACATCCGTGTGAATGTCGAGCGCCATATCGCGCATAAAGTCTTGTATTAGCTCAAAAACAGGCGTGGGGTTTCCGATTCTAGCCGTTAAAAATGGGCTATTAACGAGGGCCACTTGCTGATCCCACTGCGCTTGATTGTAATATTCTGCGGGGGTGTTTGTGTACGACAGCAGCCGCTCTAAAATTTGGCTCACATTTTTTGATAAAAAAACCTCAGCGACTTGCAGCGTGTCGTCTTTTTCGTGGGCGTTTGCAACAGTCCCAAACATGCCGCGCTGAACCAGCGTAACAACATCGCCTACACGCGTGCATGACACCCACTCATCGCCAATGTACGCCTCAAATGCCGTTGGATATTCTGCGCCAATTCCGGCAGGCGATAGAGTTAGACTTGTAGATGAGCTTGTAATTGCCGCGCTTAAAATTCCATTGCTTGGTGTTGGGCATAAAGTTTTGTTGCCCTCTGCAAAATCAAGAACATCTTTACCAGTTAGCGAATAGCCCGTTTTATCGCCCAGCACCTGCCCAACGTCTGCAACGTAATTCGATACAGTGTAATCGCTTAAATCGCTAGCCGCTTGCCAAACGCGCATCGGGTAGCCCTGCACATTTGGGTACATTGCCGCAAATTTGCCCCAATAGGTGCCCTGCTCATAGGGTATGTATGGGCGCAAGTGCGCGTATGGGTCTAGGTCGTTGTCATTGTGCCGATGATTGAAAAAACTGCACGTTACTCGCTCGCGTTTCCCCAAGTTTTCTGCGGGGTTTATGCGCTGAGAGCTTGTAGTCACGCTCGAAAGATTTGGCACAGCCGTAATGGATTTTGCATAGCTCGCCGCTTTAATCCATCGCAAAGTTTGAATTTCTGAGCCATCGTAATTTGCAATATCTTTACAAGTTGCAGCCGTGTTTTTGCATTGCTCTGGGTCAGTTGCAGCGCACGGCGAAACCCCGTAAGTGTTTGCGCACTTTGGGCAATCAAGCTCAACAAATAAAATGCGCTGCTCAGTCATTCAAACGCGTCCCCACTCATGCTCCACTGCATCATGCCATTGCTGCGCTGATTTGTTGGTGGCGTGAAATTAGTTACCTCGCCGCAGTACTGAACTTCAAGCGGGTATTCTTCTGGACGCCATGCGTAAAAAAAAGTCTCTACGCATCCTGCTGATTTTTTTTGCAATAAATGCGAGTGCGCAATGAAGTTTTTGAAATCAGTGCTGCGAATAAAATCAGGCGTGTTATTTTCTTGTGTAATGCTAAATTTATCGCCCTGCGAAATTAAAACGCTGCCAAGGTGCTGTCCTGCGAATGATTTTGAGCCTATTTTTTCAACGGTTTTTCCCATGCCAGCAGGTACATCACCGACATAGCGAGGACGCTGCAATCTAAAAACTCGCCCAACTTTTACATGGGCTATTTCTACATATTGAAATGCTGGCACGTTAAATTCAAAAAAGAATTGGTCGGCATAAACCGAATCGAAATACTCAATTATTGGAGCGCTATCAGTAACGCTTTTAAACCCGGTTAAATAATTGTACACGCCGCCAGAAACCGCTATTAGCCTGTACTGTATGCCAGCAGTAAAAAAGTTGTGCCCAGCAATACCAACATAATTGACAGCCTCGGCAGAGCTGTTTTCTACAACTAACAGCACCCCGCTTGTGCTTACTACTGAGCGCCACTTGCTGTAAGTGTCACCGCTCCAAACATTTGACGCATAAAACCCGTCAGCAGTTGCGCTCGACAAAACCTCACCGCGCGCATAAATTGAATGCCAGCCGATAATTGCCCTGTTGGGATTATCGCCAGCTAAATTTGCAGACAAATAAAGCGCGTTACTAATGTAAATTGCCAATTACGCAAACTCCAAATTTCCGCGAAATGCGCCATCTTTTTGCATTTGTTTTAGCGTCTCAAGCAGGCTAGCGCCTGAGTATTGCTTGCTTGGGTCTATACCCTCAAGGTAATACCTGCCGCCTTGGTTTTCAGTGCTGCCGCCAACGCCAACCGGATTTGGCGCGGTTGCAGGGGTTCCGTTGCCGGATGCTGCTGCCCCACCTGCGCCGCCAAACGACTGCTGGCGGATTGCAGACACTTGAGCAAAACCTGTGGCTGCCGCCCATGCAACCTCACCAGCGCCAGCCCAGCCCTTGGACACGCCTTTTGCAATGCCTTGGTACGTTGATATTAGGGCGTCACTCATCGCCCATGCCTTACTCAATTCAAAAGCTTTGCGCGAGTTTACCGCCATTGTACCAAGTATTGATTTAAGTGCGCCGCCAACGGATGCAACATTTTTTCCCCAGCGCGATTCTATAATTCCTTGGATTCCGTCATAGGCTGAACGATTCATGTCCTCAATCCGCTGCAAATGCTCAGCCTCAGCTTGCTCTTTAATTTTGCGCCATTGTTCTTCGCTTTCAAATTTTTGCGCATCGTAAGTTTCGCCAATGATTAACATTTCCTCGCGATGCAATGAGTTCAATTGTTCTTCGGTCATGTAACGATTTTTTACAGCTTCAAGCTCTTGCGCGTTTTTCTCGTTCCACGCTTCCATCTGTTTCATGTATTCTTCTTGCTGTCTTTTTGTCTCGTCACTTTCTTTTGTTTGTTTGGCGGGCGACTCGGGTAGACTGCCAAAGCCGCCAACTTTCCCCGCACCCTCTTTTAGTTGTGCGGTTTTGGTCATAGCCAAATCAACATCGGCCATAAAGCGTTTGATTTTTTCGCTTGGCATTTCTTGCATTGATAGCGCGCCAAGCTCATCAGATGCGGCACCTACGGAATCGCGCACATCGTTTGCCATTTTGTGAATTGATTTTGAAAATTCAGTCGCGCTCAATGGCGTTATATTTGAGCCTGATATTTTGTTGATGCCTTTTATCGCAAGATCGACAAGCCCCTCGATCGCTGAAAATTGCGCCTCTAGAATACTAAGCGCGGCAGCACCAAAACCAAGAGCCACTACTTTTAATCCTTGGAACACTACGCGCAACCCCTGCACAACATCGGCAGCCATGCCAAAGCCATTAACAATTGATTTAATCGTTCCGGAAATTTGATTTTCAAAGCCTTTATTTTCAATCGCCAGCGAACGAAAACGCTCTGCTAATACCGTGATATAGGGCGCAGCAACAACGGCCATGCGGTCTTGTATGCCAGTTAAAACGTCACCAAAAATTCCAAGGGAGTTTTGAGCTTCTTTAACTTTTGAAGCGTCAATCATTGAAAGTGCAAGCCCAAGGTTTTTAACTTCATCGGCTTGCTCGCGGAAAGCGTCACCACCTTGACGCATTAGATTTGCAAGCTCGGCGTTTTTTATTCCGAGATCGCGCATGATTGCCTGAGCTTGACCGCCTGATAAATTCATCTCGCGCATGCGGTCAGAGATCGCAGCAAAGCGCTGATCTATGTCCATGCTCATCAGCGTTTTGGCGTTTAAACCGAGACCTTTTAACGCCTCAGCACTTGCACCCACGCCAGTGGTCGCCTCGCCCAATTTCGCGTTAAGTTTTGACGCGGAATCATAAAAAGCATCTGTAGCCACACCAGCATCACCAGCAGCCATTTCAGCAGCTCGTAATCCCGATATAGTGCCGTCAAGTGATTTCGCTAGGTCGTATTGAGTTGAGATTGCTTCGGTGCCGCTTTTTACAAGTCCTGCAACAATTGCCGATCCAGCGGCAACCGCGCTAGCCGCAAGAAGACCAGCGCTAGTAATAAGCCCGCGCATTGCTCTGCTTGTTCCGCTGATTGTTGCGTCAGCCTCGCGCAAACCTTCGCGCAATGGCTGAGTGTTAGCCCCAATCGTTACAACCAGATTGCCAATGCTCGGCATAGTGACCTCATTTAAGCAGCGCGACTAAATTGTCGAAGGTTTCTTTTTTCATTGTGCCGACTTTTTCCGGCGGCTTTGCGCTTTCGTAAAGCAGCCAAGTTTCAGCGGGGCTCATCGCCCAGAATTCGCTTGGCTGTATCCCCAAAGAGCAAACGGCTAAGCGGTACGCTTCTTGGACGTAGCCGCGCGAGGCTTTTTTGGTTTTATTGCGTCCTCTGGCTTTTGTTCTTCTTGATCCTGTTCGTTTTCGTCAAGATCAATATCTTCGCCATTAACTAACGCATCAAATTGTTTGTCGCTAATTAACGGCATACCCTTTCCGTTTCGTACAGACCACAAAATCGCAGCCTGAATCATTCCGATATAGCGATAAAGCTGCTCTTGTGAGCAAGTTTGAACCGCCTCGTGAATTTCAACCTGCTTTAATTTTGTTAAACCCTGCGACCATACCGCAAGAATCTGCGCAATTTTATGGCGCTGAACGTGTGCGATATTGGGGAAAATTTGAGACGCCACATACTCGGCGCTTGTTGAATAAATGCGCTCAACTTTTTCTAAAATATCCCAACTTACGTTAATAATAACTTCATCGGTTTTATCAAAAGTTGAAAAAGGAATAACGATAGTTTTGCGTAATTGACTCATTTTATAGGCTCTCTTGTTTAGCGCTTTTCGCGTCTGTTTTTTAGTGTAAAAAAAGCGGCTCTATTGAACCGCAAAGCCTACACGATTATGGCGGCGGTGTGCGAGTAACGGCGCCGGATGATTGGAATGCCGCAGTAAATGTTACATGCCCATCGTGCGCGCCCGTTGATTCAACACTGCCAATAAAAAAACCATTTGCAGCAGACTCGATAGAGCCGTCTGGGTTTTCAATAGTTATTGCGCTGTTGACGGTGCCATTCCACTCATCAAGAATTAATTGATAATTGCCTTCGGTGGCAACACCTTCAATACTAAGATCAATTGCTCTGACCGCAGGTGTCGGCAACAGATCGCGCCAGCCGTTTGAGTCGTCATTTGTAACATCAATCGCTTCGCGCGTGTGCGTAACGCTTTTTGATTGCACTGCGGCAATTTTAACGGTGTCTAGTTTTATAACAAAACTGCGCCCGTTGTAACCAATTTCACTCATAGCGGTTGCCTCTCTATATTAAAATTAGATGTAAAAATTGAACGGTTATTTGCATCTTTTCCAATGCTAATAATGTCGCCCTGCGCCCAAACACCGATATATTTTGTGCCGTTAATTTCAAACGAAACCGGATTAATTAGCGCGCGCATTATTTCAAGCTGTAAATCGTATGCGTCTTGATATTTCACCGCCCGCGTGCGCACTTGAATAGTTGGGTTGAATAATTCAATTTCTGCAAAAGGAGCGCCGCCGCCCGTGTCGTATATCGTTACAACATCATTTGGCGTTGCAGGCTCCTCGCCCACAAAACACTGTGACAAAGTGCCGAGCGCAATTAATCGCGCGCGTATGTCCTTCGCCGCATTATTCATTCGCCAACGCTCGCATGATGCTGAACAATTGCAACAATATTTTGCACGTTTTCGCTAACCGATTTTTCTAAAAATTTAGGCTCGCCTTGTGGCCCCCAATAAACGCCTAGGCCGCTTGGCCGCGCTTCGCCCGCAAGTTTTTGCTCAAGGTTTTCATGCACTGCCGCCGCGTATGCTGCGCTGTTACCAACCTCAACAGCTAGACTTCCGTCTTGTGCTCTGCGAGTGTAAAAACTTCCGTATAGGTTGCCATGTTCGCGAGGCACGCGCTCCTTGCTTCGCTGCTCAATCTTCAATCCAGCTTCCATTAGCCCAGCCATTGAGCGATTAGAAATGCCGTTGATTTGAGTATTAAGATTTCTCATAACCTCATCAAAACCGCTAATGCTTCCGCTCATCAAACTGTCACCTTTTGGAGTGAAATTGTGCCGGACAAATTCGGGCTTTCTGAAATATTTCTAATTTCAAAAGCGCCATCCAATCCAACCGGATCAAGCTCAGAGCTAGCGCCTTTTTTCACATAGCCTTTAAGCGCAACCGCGCTAGCAGTGTAAATAACTGCGGCGCTGATAAATTCTTGGCCATTGGCCGCACGCGTTAAATTGTTAACGTCTTGCCACCTGCATTTAAAAACAACAGGCGCAGAAAACACGCCCTCGTTATTTTCATTCACAGAATCAAGCGCCCAATAAGTAAAATCTTGGTGCATGTGGCGCGAATAATTAATCACAATAAAACAACCGCCTGAACATTTACGCGCTGCAATTGCGCGAATCTGCGCCCGTACACAGTGGAGCCATAAATGCTTGATGAATCGCTGTTAACAGGGTTTGCATAGCTGTCCTGAGCATCGCCCAGCTTGCTTGATGTAATCGCGCCGCTGGCATCAATATCGCGCCCAAGAATGCCTTCTTCTACCATGTTGTGCGCAGCCAAAAACATGATCGCGGGCTGATAGTCCAACTCAGCCCACGAATCATCGACATTGCGCGCAGCCTCGCCAATCATCAGATCAATATAGCCATCATCTACCGCAGCAAATGCGGGGAAGCGTGCTATAAATTCGGTTGATGTTGGTAAGGTGTATGGCATTATTTATCAGCCTTTTTTGCACTAACTTTTTCAACAGAAACCGCTTTTTTTTCTTCGATTAAATCAACGGTTAAACCCGCAACATTCTCAATCGAAACCAAAAGCGCCTCATCAAAATCCCCTTCTACAAACTCGCCAACTGGAATAATTTTATGCTGAAACCCAACATAAAAACCTTTCGGGCCGTTTGTGTTATTCGTGATTTTCGCTTTCATTTTTGTCACCAGAAGTTAGCCCCACCGAAGCGGGGCAATTGGTTTATATGCCATCTAAATAACGAACCGCATTAGGACGGCGAATCTCTACGCCACCAGTGCGGAAAATACCGGGAACCTCAAACAGCATTGCGGCAGTTTGGTACACAGGCATAAACTTGTGAGCCATCGGCAAATGCAGCTTAACCACGTCACGCTCATTAACGTAAGCAAGCATACGGTCAGTGCCAGAACCACCAGCGCCATCAAGCCCGCGCAACATGCGGATTTTTAAAGGCTGGCCAGTTTGAGCGGTGTAGACGTTGTACTTCATCAGCCAATCAAACACTGTGATTTCATCGCCTGCTGTGCCCATGCGCTTGGTTGCAAGCAGGTTAAATTGCTGAATAGGCAGCGCAATGGTGTTGGCCAATTCGATACCAAAAGAGCCCTCGTGCATACCGCTGAGCACGTTATTAATATCGCGTGCAATTTGGTCGCCAGTTTTGCTGGCAAACGTGGTAGCAGAGCCTGAACCATCGGCGGGGGCAGTGGTAGCCGTCACACCTGCGTAGTTGATTAAGCCGCCCATGTTTTTGGTTGCATCACCAGCGACAACCAAGCCGTACATGAATTGCTCGTAGGCACGGCGTGCTGCAAACATGCGCTCTTGATCGAGCGAAGCAACTGGACCGCCCAATTTTGCAAAACTGATTTCTTCCAGGTTGTAGCCGTAGCCAATCGCCGCCATTTGAATAGTGTGATTGTGCTGCGCCACGTTCACATCAGCGCGCGGCATGT